TGGGTCAAAGACGTTCCTTTCCCTTGTGGTGATCGCAGAGGACCGGGAGCAGGTCGCAGAAGACGGCTATACGGTTGAATGCATAAGTGTGCGCCGTGAATTGCTGCTTGATAATGGGGTTTATGTCGAACGCATTTGGTATCCCACCGATGAAAAGGACGAATGGGTTATCGAGGACGAATTCATTCCCCGGAAAGCAAACGGTTCTACGTGGTCGTCAATCCCATTTACGTTTGTGGGTTCAGAAAATAATGATTGGTTTATCGACAACCCGCCGATGAAAGCAATGGCGAATTTGAATATCGCCCATTACCGTAATAGCGCTGATTATGAAGAAAGCGTTTTCCTGTGTGGGCAGGCTCAGGCGTACATTGATAGCCAAGAAATCAGTCAGGATATGATTGACAACCTGGAAAAGAACAACTTCTACATTGGATCCCGTGCGCTAGCCCCGTTTAAGCTGGGTTTTGCGCAGGCTGATCCTAATCCGCTAGTTCGTCAGGCTATGGTGGATAAAGTCGAACAGATGGCGTCTATCGGCGCCAGAATGGTACAGCCGGGCAGCGCATCAAAGACTGCAACGCAATCACGTGGTGAGCAAGAAGTTCAGCATAGCACTATCAGCCTTGTCGCGGCCAACGTAAGCGAGGCTTACACCATGTGCCTGCAATGGATGGGTGAATACGCAAACGTTACCCACGATTTTGAATATTCCCTTAACGTTGATCTTCTGACCGACAACGTGGATGCCAATAAACTTAAGGTCATGGGTGAGTTTACCCGATTGGGCCTTCTGCCTAAGGCGGACTGGATCAGGTACATGAAAAAAGAGGGTCTTTTTGAGGAAGATAAGACCGTTGAGGATTACCTAGATGAGCTAGACGTAACCGAGACAGTGTAGCGACATAACAAAATTGCTATTTTTAATCGGGCTGACATCTACATTTTGTGTTGACGCGCTCCTGTTTGTGGAATATGGTTGCCCTATCGACAAACACAAACCGGAGGCATCTGCGATGAAAGAAGTTAAAAAAATCAAAAACGGTGAATATCATTACCAAAATGGAGACGTAAACCTGATCATACGCAAAGATTTTTATATGGGGGGATGGAATATCTGGAACATCGAATTTTATGCTCCTGCATTTGCAATGGGATTTCAAAGCAAAAAAGACGCAGTAAAGTTTATCGATGACAACATTGACGAAAATTGATGACAAATAATTAATACAAACCGGAGTTACGGAAATGTCTGAAATTAAATGCACTATGAACAAAGGTTTCCACATTAAGTTTGACAACGGCCTTACGTTGTCTGTTCAATTTGGCCGTGGAAACTACTGCGATAATCGTGATTATTCACGTTTAGACATGCCTTTTTGCGATGATGATTATGACCCTTGTCGTAATGCGGAAATCGCCGTGTTTGATAGAGAAGGCGATCTTGTACCTATCTCAGAAAGAGATGACGTTGCTGGTTATGTTGATATCAATCATGTGCTCGATTTTATCGATGTAGTGCGCAAACTTCCGTCCAGTGTAAATAGAGGAAACTGGCGTGAATTTGTTGCAGCGGTTTAAGGAGTAACCATTATGACCGAAAGCCACCAATCAGACGCGGTTAAAAAATACCGCCATTCTACGAAGGCACTCACAGATAACGAACTTCTTCTTGCGCTGGCGTTTTATCGTGAGTTTCGTGATCTCGCCGCTATCGGTGGATCATCATACAAGATCGTTTACGATGATGCTGTTTTTCACGAAGGCCGACTGAAAGAGTGGGCTGTTAGCAGGGGAATCTTGTGATGACTGACCTGCAATACATCGGATCAAAGTGCAACAAAACATCGTGGGTAGATGCGTCAGAAATAAAGCCGGGCGCAGTGTTTGAGACTAAAGCCCTGTTTGTTAATGAGGCAACTGAAGGTTTACCGGCATGGAGGCCGGGCTTTCATATCGATGGAGAGTATGGTGAAGAGCAATGGTGCGACGGCTACGGCCTTGTCATTCACGAGGTAGTGGCAATTGTTGATCTGCCGAAACCTTACAAGCCCCGCGTCGCGTTTAAGCGGTACTTCGTCCATCCAAATTTTTATCAGACCCAAAACCGGTCATTGATGTTTTGCGGCGTTGACGCATTTCGCCGAAAAATCATCCCCTACGATGAGGCGCGCGACATGGAAATTGTCGCCTATACCGATGGGCAATTTCAGAATTCCATCGGAGAATTCGACTTTAAAAAGTGGATGGCTACCTACAAAGCACAAGGTAGGTCATGAGTGAAATAAAATGGATTGATTATTACGATGAAGACATGCCTGAATTGATTGCGTGGTCAGGCGGTAAATGCCCAGTTGATCCTGACCGGTTGGTAGAGGTTAAAATTAGAGGCTGTGACAATTGCACATACATAGCCAACGCGGGTCATCCAGATATGGAATGGGGAAAGAGCCAGAACCCTGATTGCGAGATTGTTGGATATAGGGTGGTAGCATGACAAACGAAATTATTATTGTGATCTACTTTTGCGTATGTCCGGCAATGACAGTCTGAATCATCACGGCGTTTTCATCTATCAACAGAGAACTCACGTTTTTGGATATCCCATGCGCTATGCTCATATCTCTATTCTGGCCGATCACAGTTCCCGCGTGCTGGTGGCCTTATATCAAGAGAAGGATTTTGTTATTTGGAGGAAGTGAATGAATATGAAAATGCAGCGTCTTATTAATCGAGTAGCAAAGTCTGCCACTGAATATCACCTAGCATCAGCAGAATTGGATATGGCGTGTAGAAAAATATACGGCGCGACGCCATCAGATATTGAGTGCGATACTGTACTCGATCTTGTTTATGGTCAAATTGGCGCTTGCAGAGGGGTCACATTCGAAATTTTTGATCAGGCCATGAAAGATCGATTGTCTGCTATAGGGGAAGATCAATGACCTATCTCCAAGAATGCGTAGCACAGCTACAGTTTTTATGGGCTATCACCTACTCGCACAAATGCCCATCATGCTTCACTGAATGGAGCGAACGCGAATGCGAGATCATGCTTGAGGCTCGTTCATGTACGTGTATCTGCGGATATCACATGCAGCTTGAGGAGCTGGATGGTTACTGATGAAATTCATAACTGAATTGGACGAGATCGGAGTTCGGATAAGGAGATGGAAAACCATGTCCAGCCCAGTCACAGGCGACAAATGGATCAGAATGAACCTGATTGGGTTTCATGATTTTGTTTCGGTCGAACAGGAATTCGATGCTGCGTGCGACGATTTGTACAAATCAGTTTGGGTTGCGGCATGTGATAGCAACCAGATGTTTTCACACGATTGAGAGGAAGAAGTGATGATGAAAAAATACGCAATTGTTCCAGTGGTTGAGTTTAAGACGCCATTTGGTGATACAGTTCAGCGATATGCGTCAATCGACGAGTGCGGGGGAAAAATCACCATCGCCCAGATCGAGGATATGGCTGAAAATTTCCATGAATATGAGAATTTAGCAGAATTTACGTGGGATGAATTATCTAAGCGTGAGCAAGATTTGATTAAAGAGAAGATTACCTATGCTCTCAAAGTCATCGGGTTGGAGGTTGAGAAAGAATAATCAAGACCCAATCAAGTAAAATTATATAGTAAAAACAACACATTAACCATCAATAGATGAAATTTTTTGATTTCCAGTCAAGGAAAATGGTATGACACCAGAAGAATTTAAAGCATGGGTCAAGCAAATGAAGGATTGGGGAATTGCTAAATCACGTAATGAATGCGGACGTTTGCTTGGTGTTGTGCCGAATACCATGATACGATTCTGCAAGAATGGTTGTGATAAGCGAACAGCCTTGGCTTGCAAGGCGCTGCTGCATAGATTGGATGAAATTTAATGCCAACGACACCTGAACAACTTATTCAGCAAACGTCACGCCATGCAGTTTATCTTGAGGGCCGCAAGACAGCAGCGGCCAATGATATTGTTGAACTGCTTGCAGATGTGGAAGAACGCGTTCTTGGTCGCTTGTCACGGGTGGACATTACCCAATTTTCACGGGCGCGGCTGGAAAAGCTGTTAAGTGCTATCCAAGGTGTAATGGAAAGTGCGTTTACCGGAGATATTAAGGACGCATGGCGTGCGCAGGTAATCGAGCTTGCCGATTACGAGGCAGGATTTGAGCAACGCAGCCTATCGAGCGTTACGGTAAATTACGATTACGTTTTACCAACGGCAACCCAGATCGAAACGGCGGCGTTCCTCACGCCATTGTCAGTTACCGGACCAGATAAAGGAAAGCTGCTTGATGCTTTTTATGCGGACTGGACACAAGACCAGATCACGCGGGTAAATGGAGCTATTCGAGCGGGTGCCGTACAGGGACAAACGACAGGACAAATTGTTTCAGGGTTGCGTGATCTTGAATTGCCGATTAACCGCCGAAACCTGTCAACGATGGTGCGTACCGGCTTAGCTCATGCCAGCACACAGGCGCGACAAGCAACGTGGAACAGAAATTCCGATATCGTCAAGGGCGAACGAATGGTTGCAGTTCTTGATATGCGCACAAGCACGTTTTGCAGGTCCATTGACGGAAAGGTTTATCCCCTTGGCGAAGGGCCGCGCCCGCCGTTTCATCCCGGTTGCCGCACTACTACGGTAGCTGCGCTTGATGACCGTTTTGCATTTCTGGAAGATGACGCAACCCGCCGCGCTCGTGATGAAAGCGGTGTAGGTTATGTTGATGCGAATACAACCTATTACTCGTGGCTCAAAACCCAGCCTAAAGACTTCATCGAAAGCGTTATCGGAACAACGCGGACAAAGCTACTTTTGAATGGTGGCATTTCGTCGGAGCGGTTTGCTGAATTGCAGCTAAACAAAAACTTCAAACCCCTCACGCTTAAGCAAATGAAAGACTTGGAGCCTTTGGCATTTATGCGAGCAGGATTGCAGTAAAGGAAAAATGATGTTCGTAAAGGTTGGTGAATATTTGGTTAATTCTGAAAATGTAAATGTCATTGGAAAAATAAAAACAACTGATAAATGGAAAAATGAAGCAAAGCCAAATTTTACAATTCACATGCAGTTCAACTCGAAACTTAACGTCGAGTTTGACACAATAGAAGAAGCAAGAGACGCATGGGCTAAACTTGGTGAAAAGCTAACATCATTGCAATAAACAGTGATGGATAGTATAATATTTTCCGACAGCAAAAGAGAAACAAAATGTATGATGATAAATCAATCATAGAAATTAACACTAGTATTTGTCGTTATCTTGGTGTTGATCCAGAAATGGTATCAGCAATTGATATTGAGATAAGGCCGGGATTGCTTCCTGAATGCAAAGTAACCATGCTTCCAGAAATGGCAGTGTTTGAAACGATTGGCGATCAGCACGTCAATAAAGTTATTGTAAGACAGCAAAAGGACTAACTATGATCACGAAGATTGCACGACCTACTGATGACTACTCACCTGATTGGGCCGCGTATTGGGCGCAAAATCCGCATTTGATGCGTTCTGTTGGCGCTGATGCAGCGGGAGACGGCGGCGGCGATGACGAACAGGGCGGCGGAGATAATGGCGGTGATAAAGACTTCGATCCGTCAAACTATGTTCCCAAGGCCGACGTTGAAAAAATGCAGGCTGAACTTGACCGCATGAAGGCCAAGCACGCGGAAGCTGAAAAACACCGCAAGGAACAGGAAGCCGCAGCACGGAAGGCAGCAGAGGAAGCAGCAAAAAAGTCTGGCGATGTGGAAGCCTTAGAAAAGTCGTGGGCCGAAAAGTTCACGACGCGGGAAGCAGAACTTTCAGAGCAGGTCAACACATTCCAAAGCATGATCCATACTTTGACAGTCGGTAGCACTGCTACGACTTTGGCCGCAAAGATTGCAATGGAAGGTTGCGCAGAAGGTCTAACTCCGCACATTCAATCACGCCTGAAAATGGAAATGGTTGATGGGGAACCAAAAGTAAAAGTTCTTGGCAAAGATGGTCGGCCAAGCGCAATGAGCCTTGAAGACTTGGAGAAAGAGCTTAAAGCAACTCCTTATCTTGCGCCAATTATTAAAGGATCAAGTGCTTCTGGTGCTGGTGGTATTGGTCGCGGTGGTGGCGCAGGTAAAGGAGAGATTTCTCGCGCTGATTTCGATGCTTTGCCACCGTCAAAACAGCACAAGATGATTAAAGACGGTGTAAAAGTCGTCTGATTATTTAAGGAGGGCTTGAAGTCCTCCTTTTTTATTTGCATATACACAATTAATTATGTTATAAGATATAAGATTTAGCGAAAGTCCGTGGCTTCGCTACAGGTCCGTGGCCTGACAATCGAAACATTTTGTTTTATTGTCGGGACCATCATGTGTTAAGGCCCGACACAATAGAAAAGGGCCTTCCCTATGTCTAACACTTTAACTGGTCTTATCCCGACTATCTACAATTCGCTTGATGTTGTATCGCGAGAACTTACCGGATTTATCCCGGCTGTTACTTCTGATATGACTTATGACCGTGCCGCAGTTGGTCAGACTGTTATGTCTCCCGTTGCCCCGGCATCATCCGCAACTGATATCACTCCGAACGTAACACCGCCCGATGATGGTGATCAGACCATTGGCAACGTTTCCATGACCATTAGCAAAGCCCGCCGCGTTCCGGTTCGCTGGAATGGCGAGGAACGTCTTGGTCTGGATAACAACGGCGCGGAATACAACACGATCCTGAGCAATCAGTTTCAGCAGGCAATGCGTACCCTTGTAAATGAAGTTGAGGCAGATATTGCCGCGCTTCACGTGCAGGCATCCAATGCATACGGCACGGCTGCAACCACCCCGTTTGCCTCCACTCTGGCAGACACTGCGCAGGGCCGTAAAATCCTTGCCGACAACGGCGCACCGCTTAACGACATGCAGATGGTTATCAATACCGCTGCTGGCGCTAACATGCGTACCCTGACCCAGCTTTCCAAAGCGAACGAAGCTGATGACACCAGCCTTCTGCGTCGTGGCGTTCTTCTGGATGTGCATGGCTTCGCAATCCGTGAAAGCGCACAGGTCAAGTCGTTCACTGCTGGTACTGGTGCTTCGGCAACCACTGACAACGCTGGTTATGCTGTTGGTGCTACCGAGATCACCCTTGCATCGGCTGGTACTGGTACGATCATCACCGGCGATGTCATTTCGTTCGCTGGCGATCCGAACAAGTATGTTGTTGTAACGGGTGATGCCGATGTTTCTGGTGGTGGCACTGTTGTCATTGCTTCGCCGGGTCTCAAGCAGGCTATCCCGGCATCTGCAACTGAAATCACTGTTTCGGCAAGCTCTGCCCGTAACATGTTCTTTGCACGTTCGGCAATCGCACTTGCTACCCGCGCACCGGCTCTGCCTGAAGGTGGCGATGCTGCTGATGACCGCATGATGGTTACTGATCCGAATAGCGGCCTGACCTTCGAAGTCAGCGTTTATCGCCAGTATCGTCAAATCCAGTACGAAGTAGCTCTGGCTTGGGGCACTGCAATGATCAAGAAAGAGCATTGCGGCATTCTGCTGGGTTAATCTTGTCGGGGAGGTTTCGGCCTCCCCTTCCTTTCATAGGAGCGCGATATGGAAACGATGAAAGTCAAGCCTTGGGGCAAAGATCAGGGCGATTTTGTTGTGATCAACAAAGATGATTTCGATCCTGAAAAACACGAAGAATTTGAAAAAGAACCTGTTCGGCGTGGCCGCAAACCGAAGGCAGAATAAATGAAAACCGCGAACGAAGGCGTTGTCAATTTGTTCTGCACAGATAGCGAAAGGGCGTCTTTCCGGACTGCAACTGGCGTTTATAATCTTGTTTGGGAGGAGCGCTTGTAATGGCTTTAATCATTGAAGATGGTTCACTTGTTGAAAACGCGAATAGCTGGGTTTCGCGAGCCGATTTTATCGCGTATGCCGCGTCTAAAGGAATTACAGTTGCCGATGAAGATGCAACCGACGCGATGCTTGTGAATGCAGGTCAGTTCATTAATTCCAAAGAACCGCAGCTTAAAGGACGTCTCGTTACTCGCGATCAGGCTATGTCGTTTCCCCGGTATGATTTGTGTATTGAAGAATGGTCATGGTGGCATACGGAAATTCCGCGACAAGTAATTCTGGCGCAAATGGAATTGGCCCTTGATATCAATGCTGGGGTTGATTTGTACAACCCACCCGCAAACCCGAACCTGATTGCGAAACGTGAGCGCGTTGAGGGTGCGGTAGAGGTTGAATACTTTGGCAATGACAGCGCGGTTAAGGTTGGGCGGTCAAGCCAGTCACAGGCTTTGCTAGCTGTTTTGATGCGGTATAGCGGTATGATCATGGTTCGGAGGGCTTTGCATGGCTGATTTCGACTATGCAAAGATGGCAGCTACCGCGCGACGGTTACTTACGCGATTTGGCAGCACTGTTGATATCGTTCGTGAGACTGGCTGCGGTTATGATCCTGTTACCGGCACGACGACACCCGGAACCGAAACAACATATCAGCCTAAAGGCGTTTTGCTGAAATATCCTGATCGCTTGATTGATGGCACGAGAATTTTGCAAAGCGACCGTCGTTTGATTTTGGATGATACCGTAAATCCAACTGCATCTGATAAGCCGGTTGTTCAAGGCGAGGAATGGAACATTCAGGATATCGCAACAATTTCACCGGCAGGAACGCCGATCGTTTATGAAGTCCAGGTGCGTAAGTAATGGTAGAGATCAACATCAGTCAGATAGCGTCAAAAATGGGCGGGGATGTAGATGAATTCGCCCGTGCCTTCAAGATTGCGCTGTTTAACGGTGTTGTTCGTGATACCCGCGTAGACACAGGGCGATTGCGTGGAAATTGGCAAACGACTGTAGGCGAACCGGCGGAAGGTCAATTAGACCGACTTGATCCTAGTGGTCGCGTGGTAACTGAGGAAATCTTGCAGACCGTGCAGGCCGATACCGTTGATTGGATCACAAATAATATTGAATATGCCAAAATCTGGAACGAGCGAGACGGGATGGTTGACAGAAACGTCGCAAGGATTAACCGCATCGCAAAAGAGGTGGCGAAATGATCAAGATTGATCAGCTTTTCACGACCGCCTTGATTGCCGCAAATACGGGCCTTGATATTGTTTGGGAGAATGGCGCCAACAGCATTTGGGGCGGGTCATCGTATTCAACGTCTTTAGGCGTTTATGAGCCGACTAACGACCGCGCATATATCGAGGCGTTTTTGCTACCGAATGACATCACGCCTTATGGCCTGTCATCGACAAACGAAACGGACGGTCTTTTTCGCTGCATTTTGCGTTACCCAGCAAATAATGGCGCAATTGCAGCAAAGACCAAAGCAGACGAAATCATGGCCGCGTTTCCTGTTGGTGCGCGCCTAATCTACAGCGGCCAGAAGGCCACTGTTACCAGCCAAGCCCGTCGTCAAGGTACCGCGACGGATGAAAACTGGTACTCGCTCGTTTTGAGCTTCAATTATATCGCCTATCTAGCTAGATAAAGGATTATGAAAATGGCAGGCACGGAAGTTGACATTTCAGTTGGCACAATCATGTCGATTGCTGTTGGCGCACCAGCGACCTATAACACCGCTGGGTTTGCGGCTAAATCTTTTACCGAAATTGGTGAAATTACCGAAATTCCAGAGTTTGGCGGATCAGCTACCGTCACTGAAAACACGCCCTTGAAAACAGGTGTTGTTAATAAGCTGATTGGTTCGATTAACTACGGCACTATGCAGGTTCCTTTTGCAAAGGTTGATGATGCAGGTCAGGCCGCCGTTGCTGCTGGTTTTGATGGCGCGAATGCTCGCGCTACTCATTCATTCAAGATTAGCGATCCGAATGGGGATGCTATTTACTTCACTGGCAAGATTTCAGCTAATACTCTAACTTTCAGTGATGCCAATTCTGTTTACAATGGTTCGTTCACCGTTGAATTGACTAACGCACTTATTCAGACTGGTGATATTACCATTTACAATCTGACTTACGCAGCCGGTGCTAATGGCTCAATTATTGGCCCGACGAACCAGATTATTGCTAGCGGTGAAAATGGTGTAGCGGTTTATGCCGCACCTGATAGCGGTTTCACTTTTAGCCAATGGTCTGATGCTTCAACTGATAATCCCCGTCAAGATACGAGTGTAGCTGGAAACATTTCTGTAACAGCAACATTTGTTTAATCCGGGCCGGACGGGGTGGAACCATTTGCTGTCTGGTTCCACCCCATTTTGACAGCACGACAGCAAGGATAGCAAAACATGGATATCACGAAATTTAATACCGTATCAGCAAGCAGCAAAGCGCGTACGCTTAAGCTCAAAAACCCGTTTACGAATGAAACCATTGAAGACGAAGATGGGAATAATCTCGAAATCATGGTTTATGGCGTAAAGTCAATAGCTGGAAAAAATGCGATTGCTGAACGAGACCGTAAAGGTAAAGACGATAAGCAGTCTGATGATGAAAAAGCTCGTATCGGCGCTGAATTTCTTGCAGCTTTAACTGCTGGATGGTCTGATAATTTTGAGCTTGGCGACGAACAGCTGAAATATAATAATGAAAATGCTGTTAAGCTTTATCTTTCAGAAGATTGGATTGCGGATCAGGTTCTATCCTTTGCTCTCAACCTGAAAAACTATGACCCAAACGCCTAAAGGGCTTATCGCTTTATATTCAGCATCTGGCATGGTTAGAAGCTATTCCAGATGCGATAGACAAAAAAGATAAGCCCAGACCAAGACGTGAAACCTTAAAAGGAAATCCATTATCAAAGCTGCCTAATCCTGAATACCCTCACATTTTGGAATGGCTTTTTGATTTTGGTCCTTTTGAGCAAACAGATAACGGATTTAGGCCTGTTTCATATCAGGAGATAAAGGCTTGGTCTGATATTACCGGAATAAAACTTGTAGAGGATGAAGCAGAGATTTTGCACGGGCTAAGCCGTGAATACTGCATCATGCTAAACAAGGCAAAAAGTAGAAACTGCAACCCTCCTTATGTTCATGGTGCTTTGGAGCAAAACGAAGAAGTTGCCATGAGAGCAAAGGTTGCAATGCAGTTTCAGGCGCTTAAAAAACACGCAAAGAAGGCGTAAAATATGGTTGATGTATCAAGGGTTTTATTGGCAGTCGATAGCCGTGAGGTGCGTCAAGCCCGTCGTTACTTGCGCGATATGCAGGGCGCTGGTGTCGCGGCTCAAGGATCAATGATTGCTCTTGGTGCATCAATCGTAGCTTTAGGTGCGGCTGGTGTGTCTCTAGGATCAGCGGTAAAAACTATTGCAGATTTTGACACAGCATTGCGTGGATTGCAGGCTGTATCAAAAGCCACATCGGGGCAAATGGCGGAACTTGAAAAACAGGCCCGTGAATTAGGCGCTACAACTTCTTTTTCAGCATCAGAAGCCGCAAATGCTCAACGTTTTTTGGCAATGGCCGGGCTAGATGTTAACGAGGTTCTGGGAGCAACACCCGGCATTCTGAAACTTGCTATTGCCGGGCAACTAGATCTTGCACAAGCCGCTGATCTCGCATCTAACGTGTTGGGTGGTTTCAGGCTTGAAGTAGATCAGCTTAACCGCGTTAATAACGTTCTTGCCGCAACTGCATCAAGCTCAAACACAAGCGTTGAACAATTGGGTGCTGCCCTTTCGTATGCGGCACCTATCGCGGCGGCGGCTGGTATCTCGATTGAAGAAACGGCTGCGGCTATTGGTGTTCTTGGCGATGCTGGTTTGCAGGGGACGCGCGGCGGCACTGGTTTCCTCGGTGTGATCAGGCAGCTATCAATCATCACGCCTAAAGCAGAAGCGGCCCTTGCTAAATATGGCATTACATCAGATCAGGTAAACGTGCAGACAAAAGGTCTCGCGTCTGTACTTGACGTTTTGAAGCAGGCAAATCTTAGCGCCGCGGATGCAATTCAAATTTTTGGCAGCGAAGCTGGACCAGCAGGACAAATACTTGCAAACGGTTCGGAACGCGTACGCGAATTTTCCGGCGAATTGCAAAGCGCAGAAGGCAACATCGACCGCATGGCCGAAATAATGGGCCAAGGTCTTGCTATGTCGTTCAAGGAATTTCAAAGCGCTGTAGAAGAGGCTGTACTAGTTGTGGGCCGCGACCTTGGCGCTGGCGGACAGCTTGAAAGTGCTGTGCGAACTGCAACGGATGGTGTGCGAGTACTTGCCGAAAATATGGACGTTCTTGCTGATGCTGCTACTGCTCTTGCGATTGTGATGGGCGGTCGCCTCGCCGCATCAGCAACAACATCTGCTGCTTCAATGGCATTAATGGGCATTCAAACTTTGCGCGTACAGGTTGCTCTTGCCGCAATGCAAGGCCTGAGCACTCGTGCAGCATTGGGTATGCTGAGCCTTACCGCAGCCGCGCGTGGTGCATCTGCGGCAATGGCGTTTTTTGGCGGTCCTATCGGATTGGGCATAACTGCTGTTGCCGGTGCTGTTTATTATCTGTCAACCCGTCAAACACAAGCCGAGAAAGCTGCTGAACAACACGAAAAAGCTATA